GCTAAAGAAAATAATATTACTAAGTGGTCTTTTTTATTTCCTGAAGAAGTAAGAAAGAAAAAAGAAAATAGTCAAAAAACCTATAATAATAAAAAGAGAAACTATAATTATGATAAATGAAGAATTTATATGGGCTGAAAAGTATAGACCTGAAAAGATAAATGAAATTATACTTCCTGATAATCTTACTAAAACTTTTGAGAATTTAATAAGTAAAGGTGAAGTGACTAATTTACTATTTTCTGGATCTCCTGGTACGGGTAAGACTACTGTTGCGAAAGCTCTTTGTAAAGAACTAGGATGTGACTACATAGTAGTTAATGGTTCTGATGAAGGAAGATCAATAGATGTACTGAGAGATAAAATTAAAAAATTCGTTAGTACTACTTCTATGAAAGATAAACCTAAAGTAGTTATCATTGATGAAGCTGATTATTTAGGTATAGCTGTTCAGCCTGCTTTAAGGAATTTTATAGAAGAGTTTTCTATGAATAGTAGATTTATACTTACTTGTAACTATAAACATAAAATTATACCTCCTTTACATTCTCGATGTTCTGTAATAGATTTTAGTATAAATGCTGATGAAAAACCTCAAATGATGGCTAATGTAGCTTCGCGTATGTTAAAAATGCTAACTATTGAAGGTATTACTTATAATCAAACTTCTATATTAGAAGTTGTAAGAAGATTCTTTCCTGATACTAGAAGAATTATAAATGAATTACAAAGATATAGTCAAGTTAATAATACTATAGATTCAGGTATATTATCTATAATAGATACTAGTAAAGTTAAAACTCTTATTCATTTTATGAAGAAGAATGATTTTAAATCTTGTAGACAATGGATTGCTGATAATCCTGATACTGATCAATTATTTTCTGATTTATATACTAATATGAAAGATTATATAAATGAGGAATCTATACCTACTTTAATATTATGTATGAGTGATTATCAGCATAAAGCTGCTTTCGTTACTAATCAAGAAATTAACTTAGCTGCTTTTGTAGTTGAAGTGATTAAAGGTGTTAAATGGAAATAGATTTATTTGGAAATATAATTAATAGACCTAGTGAGGAAAAGATAGAAGATAATAAAGTTAATCCTTTTATTTTTCTTAAAGGCATATCTAGTAAAGTAGTACCTGAGGATCTAAATGGTTTTAATAAGTATCTAACTAACTTAGCTTTCTCGCAAAGAAGTGATACTATTCTATTTGCTAATGAAGTTAATAAAAATACAGAGTTATCTGACGAAATGTGTTTTGACTTCTACTTTTATGGTTTACCTAAAAATAACTATTGGTCTAAATGGGCTAAAAATTATAAATCTGAATACATAGATAGTATAAAAAGCTATTTTGAAGTTTCAACTCAAATAGCAAAGCAATATGAAAAATTGCTAAAAGAAGATGATAAGAAGAAAATATTTAATTGGTTTGAGAAACGAAAGGGTGGAAGACAATGACTATAACATTTATACTATTAGCTTTATTCGCAATAGATAATAAAGAATTTATCGATACAAGTAGTAAACAAATTAAAGAAGGAAACTGGTGGCATGCTATAAAATGTAGAGAAGCTACTCCAGGTTTACCTGCTATTACAATAGACGCTCCTAACGGAAAAAAATACGTTTGTCATAAACTTAAGTAATTGAATTTATAAATAACTTAATACATTAACTAGTTTGATTAGGTTATGATAGAGAATTTACTTGAAGTTAAATTAGGCGATCGTGATAATTTTCTTAAAATTATTGAAACGTTATCAAGAATTGGAATTGAAAGTTCTAATAGCCGTCTAGTTCAGTCTTGTCATATCTTACATAAAAGAAATAAATACTACATTTGCCATTATAGAGAATTATTTATATTAGACGGTTATGAAAGAGACTTAACTCTTGATGATATTAAAAGGCGAAATGGTGTTGCAAAATTACTTGAACAATGGAATCTATGTACAGTTTTAGAAAAAGAGAAACTTGAGCCTTCCTCATTATCTAGAGTTAAAGTTATTCCTTTTAAAGAAAAAAGTAAATGGACTCTCAAACAAAATTATACAATTGGTAAAAATAAAAGCAATTAACTCTATAATAGTAGTATGAGTAGATATTATACTAATGTAAATAGATGGGGTAATACTCTTTTTGTAAGAGGATTAGAGGATGGTAAAGAGTTTAGAAATAAACTTAAATATGGTCCTACTTTATATCTTAATTCTAAAAATAAAACTGGAGTAACTTCTATATACGGCGAGTATCTTAAACCTACTCAGTTTGATACTATGACTGAAGCTAATAGTTTTGTTAAAGATCATCCTAATCTAAAAGTATTTGGTTTTCCTTTATTCCATTCTACATATATAAGTGAAACTTTTCCTAATGCTGATAAATTATGGAAAAGAGATGAGCTAAGAACTTTTAATATAGATATCGAAGTTACTTCTAACGAAGGATTTCCTACTGTTGAAGCTGCTGCTTATCCTATTACTGCTATATGTATACATGATAGTATGATAGATAAATTTATATGTTTCGGTGATGGTGATTGGTTAAGAGAGAAATCTGAATTAGATAGTACTCTATTAGATAAAGTTGTATATATAAAATGTGAATCTGAGCATCAACTTATAAGTAAATTTATAAAGTTTTGGTCTGATAATATGCCTAACGTAGTTACTGGATGGAATGTATCTGGTTTCGATATGCCATATATCTATAATAGATTAGTTAATCTAGGATTTGATCCTAATAAACTATCTCCTTGGAATAGATGTGATATGAGAGAAGTAACTCTAGCTAGAGCTGATAGAAGTTTTAAAGAAGTTACTATGAAAGGCATATCTGTAATAGATTATATTATCTTATATAGAAAAAACTTTATACAAGAATCATATAGATTAGACTGGATTGCATATCTTGAATTAGGTCAGAGAAAATTAGATCATAGTGAAGTAACTGGTCTTCATATGCTATACTATACTAACTATCAAAAATTTATCGATTATAATATTCAAGATGTGAATCTTGTTAAAATGTTAGATGAAAAACTAGGTCTAATAGATGCTCAGTTAGCAATTGCATATAAGTCATGTATGAACTATGATGAAGTTGGTTCTCCTGTTAGAGCGTGGGATTCTTTGATTAATAATGAATTAATTAAGCAGAATATGCAACCTCATTTTAGTATAGAAACTAAAGATAAAACTTCTCAAATACCAGGCGGCCATGTTAAAGAACCTATTGTAGGTAAACATGGATGGGTACTATCTTTTGATTTAAACTCTCTTTATCCTCATTTAGTAATGCAATATAATATATCTCCTGAGACTATTATTAATAAGTCTAAAGTGTGGCCTGATATAAGTCCTGGAGAGCGAATAAAGAAATTTTTAGCTAGAGAGCCTATATCTGATGAATCAAAAGGCTATATAGTTGCTGGCTCAGGGTGGATGTTCAGTAAAGAAAAAGAAGGAATATTACCTAAACTTATGAGAACTCTTTATGAAGAAAGACTTATGTATAAAGAGAGGATGCTTAAAAAGCAAAAAGAAGGAAAACCTTTTGAATATGAGTTCAATAACCAGCAAGTTAGAAAAATTCTACTTAATAGTGGTTATGGTGCTATTACTAATAAGTTTTATAGATGGTATGATCAAAGATTAGGTGAATCTATAACGTTATCTGGTCAGTTTATTATTCAAGAGGCTGAGAAAAACTTAAATGCTTATATGAATAAATTACTTAAAACTGATAATAAAGATTATATTATAGCTATAGATACTGATTCTAATTATCTTAATGTTCAACCTTTAGTTGATAAATTTTTTAGCGATAAATCTAAAGATGAAGTAATAGATATCTTAGATAAGATTGCTGAAGAGCAGCTAGATAAAATTCTTGAGAAAGGATTTATTGAAGTTTCTGAATATCAAAATACTTCAGGTCAAAAGATGACTATGAAAAGAGAATGTATAGCTGATTCTGCTTTTTGGACTGCTAAGAAAAGATATGCTATGTCAGTTTGGGATACAGAAGGTTTTAGGCATAAAGAATCTAAAACTAAGATTCAAGGACTAGAAGCAATAAGATCTTCTACTCCTAAGATTATGAGAGATAAACTACTTAAAATGATTGAGCTTACTCTGAGAGAAGATGAAGAGACTTTACAGAAGTATGTAGCTGAAGTAAAAAGTGAATATATGAATTTAGTACCTCAAGATATTGCTTTTCCTAGAACTATGAATAATATAACTGAATATACCATTAAAGATGGTTATATGAAAGGTACTCCTCCTCATGTTAAAGGTGCAATAGCTTTTAATAGATTGTTAGATCAAAAAAAGCTTACTAATAAATGGGAAAAAATTAATAACGGAGAAAAAGGAAGATTTATATATTTGAGAGAACCTAATAATGTAGGTACTCATGTTATA